TGCGGACGATGGTCATAAAGTCGTCGTACCGCTTCACAATACGCAGCGTGTAGACGAACAGCTTGCGCATACCGTCATTAGCCCATGTGCGGGCGATTTCCTTCACCCTTAACACGCTCTGCGAATAGGCAAGGTTCGCTGCCGTGGCGCTTTGGTTGGACAAGACCTCGGGGTTGAGCCCCATTGATTCCTTGGACACACCCGAGCGGGCTTCCGCCTCTTGGTCGAAATATTCCAGACCCGCCAAAGCCTCCCGCGCCATAAGCGGAGTGACAATCTCACGTGTGGCGTTTAATCGCTTGACCGGAACCAACTGCCCCGGCGCTCTTGTAAGCAACGCATCTAACCCGCCTTTGGCGAGACTGTTAACCTCGACCTCAGTCATGGGCGCGTTGGTTAGGTATAGGTTATCGAGGTATTGGCGAACCAGGGCCGTCTTAACTAGCTGAATCTCTGCCAAGTCGTCAGCCGGACACCTACCCCAGAACGTGTGCGGAATGGGATACGGGCAGAAGTCGGCAAAATAGATTTGATCCTCGAACGGTTGCAGGTCGAGGAGTTCAATAACATCTTCATTCCCGCCCGCGACAAAGTACCACCACTTGACCCCGGTGCCGTCGTAGTCGCAGCGTATCTTGCCCTCATGGATCGCAACGCGGCGCATCATGGGGTCAACCGAATCCTGGCGGGAGCGTTGGGTCAGATACCCTCGCTCTACCCGATCGGTCTCTAACTGTAGCTCGTCAAACGTCGGCAGCTTCATCACCGCGTCTTCGTCATACCCTCGGGCAATCATGTCGCCCACGGTCGATTCCGTGCGGTGGCTCTGCAATATGGCGTCGTCCAGGTTCCGGGCGTCCCGGTTGATTACAAACTCCTCGGGCGGAATGGACTCCCAGCCTACGTGAGACGTATCAATCGTGCGTGTGACCTCAACCACGTAGCCGTTGGGGCCTGCCTCAAAAGCGGACACCTCTATGCCCTCGGTCGATTCAATGCCGCCAATCAGGAAAGCCAGTTCCATATCGGACGATACGTTGTAAACGTCCGTTTCCTGTTTGCTGTCCTCTTTCCAGTACGCCTTAACAATCCCGACGACCTGGACCAGACCATCCCAGCACCAATCCTTGAGGATGATTTCGCCCCGGTTGTCCTTACGCATAACCACGTTGTTCACGTAGTCAGTGGCGCACTCCAAAGCCTGTTCGTCGGCCTCGTCGCCCTCGTATTCCCCAATGTTGCGACCGCTAACCATGATGTCCATGAGCTGCGGCTGCATGAGGTTGATATAGCTTGGTAGCGTGGCGTCCACGACCTGCGACCGGCCCTTGGGTGCGGGCAAGCCCCACTGCGGGTTTGACATATCAAGGTTGTAGTAGTCCCAGTTACGTTCCCTGCGGCCGCCTATGTTGGCGTCCACAAAGTCGTCAGCGTCTTGCAACTCATCCTGTAAAAACGCCTTGAATTGCGTTTCTGTCATGCCGCCGTCGTCTTCTTCCATATCGCTAGGGTCTACGAAACCTGCGTCGGGAATGGCTGCGGGGCGGTCAATAACGGCCATTAGGCTACGCCCTTCCATGCGATTTCTAAGCTATTACTCACCATGTCTGCGTCCCATGCCTCATTGTTTTCTGAATGCCCTACGGCAAAGTATCTCATCGCGTCAGCGCCATGGCTGGCCCAATCGTGCAGCGGGCGGTTCTTGTAAGTCTTTAATTTGTCGTCGTACTCGGTGCGGTATTGCTTCAGCGCCTCAATGCCCTGTTGGCACTTGTCGCGATCAAACCAGCACCTGTTAAGTATCTTGCGGACTGCGTTAATGCCGTCGTCTATCGGTATCTTTGGCGCAACGTCCACAATCAGCCCAAGGCTCTCCAAAGTTTCCTTGCGGCTTTTGCCGGTCCCGAGTTCCTTATGCTCCACATCGTGCGGGCAGATATGTTGGTCGTAAATGTATGGCCTTGACTTGATCTCCTTGGCGTACCAATCCAGACCAACGCCTGAGTTCTCTATGTAGTCAATGAACCGTATTTCGTTGTTGACCATCTGAGCAAACCAAATGGCCGTGCTATCGCCTATGCCCAAGTCCCATGCGGTCTTAACGGGAATGTCCCGCTCCCAGGGAACGGTCCTTATCCTGTCCTCGGCCTCGGCCTGCTTCATGTCTGCGCCGTAATATGCGCCCTGTACCGCAGCTTCAAAGCTGCACTCGTATTCCTGTTCGTACTGGTCAATGCTCAGATCAGCCTTCGCGGCTTCAAGCTCTGATTCAGGAATAATCCCCGTCTCAGAGGCTTTAAGCATTAAGGCAAAGTAGTCCTTATGCTCCTGGGCCTTTTGCCACACATCATAGAAGGCGTTATGCCCTGCCGGTGTTCCAATCCAAACACACCAGCCCTGGCGGTCGGATAGGGCGGGCCGGACAACCTCCCATATGCGAGGGTCCATGGTGGCGTACTCATCAAGAATAACGCCGTCTAGGTACAATCCTCGTAGTCTGTCGTAGTTCTCAGCGCCGTATAGCCTGATACGTCCGCCGTTGGGCATATCCACCCGCAACTCTGACTCATTCCACTGCACGTTGGGAACGGGAGCGGTGTATTCCTTCAGGTAGTTCCAGGCTACGTCCTTGGCTTGGTTGTATTGAGGGGCAATGTACGCAAAGCGTGGGTCTTTCTGCTTTAGCGTGATTGCGCCCTTAATCAATTCGTTAATGCAAGCAACTGTCTTACCGGCGCGGCGGTGCGCCACAATACAGGCAAAGCGTTCATCTCTGTTGTGGAAGGGCTTGAATTGCTCCCGTGGGCTATACGGGATAACTACTCGGCCCATTTGAACTCCATGCTTCCGCTATGTTCTATGCCGTGCGTTTCTTTCCAACCCATGCGGCACTTGGTCCACCATATTCCAGCCGATGTGTTCCCCTCGATTGCTTGCTTGTAGAGGCTCTCGGATACCTTGGCGTTAGCCTTAACACGCCCCGCGTTGATCTCTGTCTCAAAGTGCTTGCGCAACGTCTCGCGGGCAATGTGCTTGCCGGTGTTAGGGTTGATAATCAGCGTGGCTATGTCTTCCTCTGGAATACCAAATCCAGCGAGTGATTCAACCTGCCTGCGGTGTTCGTCTGTCGGTTTGAATGTCTTATTCGGCATTTCGCACCGCCTTCTCGCCCGTGAAGTCCTCCCAGCGTTTAACAGCTACATCCACGTAAGCGGGGCTTAGTTCAATGGCGTAGCAGCAGCGTCCGGTCATTTCCGCTGCGATAATGGTTGTTCCAGACCCGCTAAATGGTTCGTACACCGCCTGACCTGGGCTTGAGTTGTTTTCAATGGGGCGCTTCATGCACTCGACGGGTTTTTGGGTGCTGTGGCCGTGACCACTATCATCACGAGATTTGATATTCCAAAGCGTTGATTGGCTCCTATCGCCAGCCCAGTGCCCCTTACTCCGCACGGCATACCAACATGGTTCGTGTTGCCAGTGGTAGTCTCCCCGACTTAGTGCGAATCTATCTTTAGCCCAAATGATCTGGCACCGTATCTCAAAACCACACCTCTCTATGGATTGCTGAACCTGCGAGGCATGCCGACCGGCATGCCATACATAGCAAACGTCGCCTGGGAATAACCCCCAGGCTTCGGACCAGTCCGCTCGGTCGTCGTTGCTCACCTCCCCCATTTTCGCTTTATTCTTATTAACACCCGCTTCCTGCCTCCATTTCGGGTCATATTCCACCCCATAAGGCGGGTCCGTAACCATTAAATGCGGCTCTACCCCGTCCAGGCACTTAGCCACAACATCCGCGTCCGTGCAGTCGCCACAAACAAGCCGGTGCCGCCCTAGCGTCCAAACGTCACCAAGGACCGTTATAGGTTCCTCTGGCGCTTCCGGCACATCGTCCGGGTCGGTCAATCCTTCCGTCTTATCCAGCAGGCCCGCAAGTTCGCTTTCATCAAAGCCGGTGAGAGACAGATCAAAGTCTAACTCCTGTAGCCCTTCCAACTCAGCCTGTAGCGTCTCAATGTCCCACCCGGCATTTAGCGCCAGTTTATTGTCGGCAATGATGTAGGCTTTGCGCTGCGCTGGCGTTAGGTGCGCCAGTTCAATAGTCGGCACACTATCAAGGCCAAGCACCTTTGCCGCCTCAACGCGGCCGTGCCCCGCTATAATGCCATTCTCGCCGTCCGA